GACCGACTAGGCGCTGGTAAGTCTCAAAATTGATGGCATACCCTTGTACAAGGGAGTCAGCAATCTCGACTTGCTTTTGCTTTATCCGTCCGATGAGATCAGAAATCCGCATTAGCGGCCCCGACCAGATGACTTCTTCATAGGCGCAATAATGACTGCCATACCGCCTTTGGCATGACCACCTTTTTTCATTGTAGCAATTTTACCTGTGGGCTTGCCAATGATTGGTGTTTTTGCCACTGCTGGCAGATTAGCCACTTTAGACTCAGGGATTGCACCCTTGTTTGCTATACCACCTTTGGCATAATGATGCTTTTTGGCAACACCGCCTTTTTTCAAATGGTTGGCTTCACCCTCGCCATGCATAGCGATACGTTTGTGCATGTTAATTGCTTCAGACATTTGGATTTCCCCCTAAGTTTGTTTGGAGTTGGTTTTGAGCATCGAGGACAGTTTGCAGTTGCTCATGTTGCAATTGTGCCGCATCTCTAGTTAGCTCTGCGGACTTAATTCTCTCGGCAGTTAGATTATTCTCTGTATTCATCACTACATCGGACTGTAATCTAGATTGCTTCTCTTGTGCAATGGTTTGCATGTCCTGAGCCTTCAACTGAATCTCAGCTTTATCACGAGCCGCTTTCCGTTGTGTTTCAGCCATAGAAGTTTGGACCAGAGCTTGTACAGATGGGTCAGTTGGTTGCTGTGATTGCTGCAATTGTTGCATCATCTTCACGAGTTGTGCAATCTGAGGCTGCAGTTGAGCAAATTGCTCTTCTGTGTCCTTATTAACATGCTGCGCACTTACAGCCAACAACTGCTGAGCTTCTTTCATCATCGGTTGGACTTTTAATGCGTTAAAAGGTTCATGAAGGGCCACAGATGCATACGTGTCAATCTGATTTAAGTACCATAAGGTAATATGTTGTTTTATGTGCTCTAATGCTGCAGGGATGAATTTCGGGGCAATAATTGGGTTAGATCCAAGTACTGGGTTCATCGCATAGGCCAAATGTGTTTGCAAATGTGCCATATGGTCCTGATGTGGGTATGCGCCGGCTGGTTTTCCTAGTGTCATGGACACATTTTCCAATGCAGGGTTCATATCTTTCACTTCTTCAGGGTCAGGAAGCACTGCATTGACATCTGGGAGCTTAATTTGCTTCAGAATCCGCTTCTCTACTTCAAGTCGGTTGTAGAGATCGGGGTTTGCTTGTGCTCTTGCCGCAAGTGTTTGAATCTGTGCATACCTCTGACTCTCTGCGAAGATATGAGGGTCAGAAACCGGAACAATGTCCGTATTGGACTCAAAATCATCAACCGAAATGTCGAGATCTCTAACAATTTCACCTTTTCTTTGCTCATCGAGGTACCACCTGTTCAATCTAGCTAAGATCTTTAAGACTCTCTTTTGACTGTCATGCAATCTGGCATGAATTGAGCTAAAAACTGCTGCACCTTGCTCAATCAATGCTTGAGCAGTGCCGACTGGCATGTTATTGCTAGCATCGGCAATCTTTTCTTCACTTGTAGTTACTACGCCCTTGGCTGCATCAGTTAGCCAGCCTAGAAGTTGGAACAGAACAGGTGAAGGTTGTGGGAAAGGTACTTGCATGGCAATCTTACGAATGTCATCTACTCCTGGAGCCCCCTCAATCTCGGCAACTTGTGTAGGTTCGATAACTGTAGTTTGCCCAGAGATCTTTCCGCCTTTAAGCTTTAACATTGTAGGAGCAGTTACAATGTGTGCTGAGTCTAGTAGCGCACGTAATGCTCCGGTAAGGGCTGCGGACAATCCGCCAATGAGATGAGGGAGACCAATCGCATATGCTCCCCTCCAAGGTATAAACTTGAACTCAACCAGCCAATCCAAGTTAGACATTGTTTCATCGCCGTCCTCCCAGTTACGATACAAACCAACAACCGCACGCTCATTTTCATCGATCATTAGTATGTAAGGAGCTCTTTCACTCTTTGAGTAAGTATCATCCTCTAACTCTAACCAAGTACGAATGTGAAATACACGTCTAACACCATCAATGTTAATGCTTTGTGGCGTCTTACCTTCAATCTTATTAGTGGCTTTTTGTGCTTTAGTTTCATCAGGCTCTTGTGGCAATCTATAGATGTCTAAATCACGATATAAGCCTGTATTGACACGAATCTCATACATCTCTTGAGTAATGTCTTGGACTTCAGTGACTCGTGATGCTGTATAGAAATTACCTGCAGCAAATGGCAAATAAATGTTATCAATAGGTACAAACTCGGCACATGGGCGTTTCTTTTGTTCGTCCCACCATAGCTTGATGTATTGACTACCACCAAGAGGCAACTGTGTAAGCATTTGTTCTTGCTCATCACGATACTCTTCAATCTGCTCAGTCAACTGCCAGTTCATATAGTCACGTTTGCGCTCAGCCTTAGCTGTCTTGGCATCATCAACTTCACCGATAATCTTAGTTTTAACAGGACCATCTGGCGGAAAGAGTTCTTTAATTGCTCTTGCCGCAAAGTCCACACAAGCCTCAGCCATAACAGGGTGCACAACTTTAGATGCACCCATGAACTGTGCACCACCTGGGGCATCATGCCCTAGTCCAGTACGGCGAATACCATCTTCATATTGCTTATCACGATCTTCACGAGCTTCTTTATCTTTCTCAATTAGATCTAAGTACTTTAGAGCAATAGAATTAAGCTCTGAAATATCAAGCGATTCGGCAAGATTTTCGTAAAAGTCAGGCGACTCTTCAGGGCCTTTAAGGTCATCCATTCGCACAATGGCAGATCCGTCAGGCAATTCCTCAACATCAGGAATCTCCTCAATGATCTCCATAATGGATTCATCTTCATTAATCGAAGGCTCTTGCTCAGGCCCGATAAATCGATTGAAGTCTTGAGGGATAGGCATTTCTGTAGCCATGTTTTACCTTTGTGTTTGTTAATCAGGTTCATTATATGGATCATACCCATGATCACGAATATAATTTGCTAAGCGTCGTCTTTCATCATTAGTAAGACGGTTTAACCTTCTACTTATTGTGTTGCGCTCGACCATATCTGCAAGTTCTTCATCAGTGTACTCATTAGGGTCAAACTCATCATTCTCCATTGCATGACCAATTGCATCGTTTAACATATGATGAAGATCTTGCAATGATCTACCTTGTTCTGGTTGTGGTATAGCACCTATGACTTCACCTAAGTCATCTATTGCTCGACGTAATAGTTGTAAGTAGTCATCATAAGCACTTCGACTAACCCTTAATGCTCCAGGCGTTGTCGCTGCAACTTCATTTCTTCTAGTGTTGAGTTGATCTAGTGCAGACTGAGCTATTTCATCTACACTATAACCACCTCCAAACATGTTGTTTACCATGTCAGTAACTTGATCAATAGTTGACTGCATTAGTCTATGGCCATCAGGTGTAGAGGCAAGTTGCAAAGGCTCTGTATACGCATTTACGACATCTCGATTTTGCTGATTTTGCCCAAACGCTGCAGGTGTTGGAGTTCCGCTTATTCTATTCAAATGACTATGTAAGTCTTCTAAATCTGAAATAGCTCTTTCTTGTTCTTCTAGGTCAAATCCCATATCCCCAGGAATTACTTGAATATCAGTGATTAGTCCTGCAATATGGTCTTGCAATGATTCAATTATTTCTGGAATAGGGGTTCCTGCCGTAATGCCATCATCTAACATCTGATTGTACATTTGTGACATATCATCCCAACGCTCAAGTGTGTCATTGATCACTTGACGGATTTCTCGATGTTCTTGTGTAGCTTGTGGCAATTGCTGATTAGCGCCATGCATGTTATCAGGCTCAAAGTTAAATTCATCTTCAGGCACAGGAAGTCTGTGTTGTAATTCACGAGCTAGCAACTCCCGTTGACGCATCGAAAAATCTTGATAAAGCTCATTACCAGGCACTTCATCCCCATTACGAAGTGAATGTATGATGTCAGCAACTTCATTATGGTCAAAGCGACCAAAAATATTATTAGCTGTCTGATCAACTTCATCAGCCTGTCTATGACCCATTGCATCGCGTAAATGTGGAGTAGTTTGGACTTGCAATCTTTGCATGGTCTGTTGTAGTGCTGTAGGCTCACGATAAGGCTCTACAGCTTGATCCTCATTGCCTGTATGCAAGAACATAATGTTGTTTGCAAGATCATATAGAGCTGCTCTTACAGTCTGAGATTCTTGAATTGAAGCTGCATCTCTAACCAGCGTGGCAGTTCGAACAGGGTTTGCAAACGTATCATGCTGTGTTGCCGCTTGCATAAGCACATTTCTAATAATATCAGCGCCTAAATTGCCTTCGGGTGTGCCAAGATTTTCAAGCCTCGAAATACTACTATTAACACGATCGCCAAGTTGACGATAGAAAGCTTCACGCGGTGTTTCATTAGCTGGTTCATTTCCAGCTTCAGGCGCATGCTCTTCATTCATATGAGTTGCTGTATTAACAGCATCTAAATGCGCTTCAAGCATTTCACGCAATTGTGTTAAACGTTCAGGGTGTTGTGCTGCTCGTAACTCCCATCTAATGTTTTGACCTGCATCTGGGTCATCTAGCATACGTAACATAACACCAAGATGCTCAGCCATGTTAGGAAGATCTTCATTCGCCATTTCTTGAATAGTGTCTTGATAAGCGCTTCGTACACGAGCAGAATCAGCCATTGCTCTAATAGCAGGAATAGGCTGCATTGCTCTTTCGAGAACTAGGTTGTTTGATAATTCAACAAACCGACGATGTACTTGCTCTTCAGCTTGTTCACGAAGCCCAGGAGGCAATTGACGAAATGTGGGGTGATCATATTGCCCATTAGCCAACAGAAACCTAGTTGTTTGCAATCCTTGAATATTATGGTCTTGATCTGTACGCTCAACGTTAATTAGCTCACGAGCTAATTGATCAACTTGCTCAGGCGTAAATGAAGGCGGTTGAGCTGGTGGTGCATTAAGATGATGAATATGTTCGCTAAAAGCATCGCCATGTCGACCAAGCATATCAGCAACTTCACTAAGCTCATCATTTGTTCGAACGCCCATTTCTTGAGGATCCATATATTCAGGATTCATATGACTACTTGCGCCTAGCAAATTAGTCTCAAGATCTTCGCTGTCAAGACCCTCTTGGCTTAAGTCTTGTAAAAAAGTTATATATGCTTGTCTGACTCGATTATTAGATGCACTTGCCAAAATATCTGGAATAGGCTCAGTTGGACCGTTAAGACGAATAGCTTGAGCATTAGGGCTTAAGCCTGTTAAGTCTTGCGCCGCTGCCGTATCAATCATACGATTGATTCTTAAGTCTATATCATGTAGTTGATGATATAAATCAGCATGATGTGTGGCATAATCAGGATCATCTCTATCAAGCTCGACTATTTGCTGACTTAAGCTTTGCTGTTGTGCTCGTAAGTAGTTAATAGAATCTGCTTGTCTTGCATTTGTAGGTGCAGGTATTTCTTTATTCTTTAGCGCAATTAAGTCTGAATCTAGCACAAAGCGTGGAAGTGGGTGAGCTGCAACTGCTCTTTGGAAGTCTTCCGTCTTCATACCGGCTCTAATTGCTAATGATCTTACTGGCGTTCTTGCTGTGTCATAAACACCAGACTTACTATCATCGCCTAAAGACCGAATCTCATTTGAGTGCGCATTTAAAACATCTCTAAAAGCGGCTCTATACTTTGGATCGATTTGCGCATTTCGATATTGTGTAGCAAAACCAACAATATATGTAGGACCACCTGGTGAGTCTGATTTATTTTTAAGCTCAATGTTTCCAACAGGCCAACCAGTCTCGGCATCCCTCATTATCAATTGCTTAGAATGCCCATCAATCACATCCCGAATATAAGATGTCATAGGTGCATTTTGTGTTGTTGGAAACCGCTTACCTGTGGCTACATCAAGAATCGGTGTGTAACGTCGTGTATCGCCTGTCCACAAATGCTTATAGTTGCAGCTATCAAGCCCTTTAGCCGCACAAAAATCATTGATCTCAGTTTCCATTGACAAATGATGAAGCACATCGTCAGGGTTTGTGCTTTGATCAAGAGTAAGAAGCTTGACATTGCCAAACCGCTGAGAATCAGGGATTGCATTTAAGTCTTTCTTAAGACGATCTTCGACGGCTATCTTACGCCCTATTGATGCTTTCTTTTCAGCCAGTTCTTGAGCAATTCGATCTTTTGTTTGATCAACCACAAACTTATCAATTGGGGTTCTTGCAAGCTCATTTGCACTCATCTTACCCGTTAAGATGTTATCAAACAAGCCTTTACCAACTGCTGACAACCCAAGTGAATATAAGCTAGTCGGATTTATGTCATAAACAGGTGCATTCGGTGTATTGTCAACTATATTCTTAAGCTGTGGATAAAACTGCTTTTCATAAACAGGAATTTCATCCCACATCTTTTGTGCTGTTTTCATTGTCAAACTAGAATCAGCAATGTTCTCATAATCATGAGCAAGCTTTAAGTTGTCAATGTCGCCATGTTTTGATTGTATTTGTGACTCAAGCTTTTTGATTTGCTTAAGTAAATCTTTTTTCCCAGGAAGCGAAATAGCAGTAACGCCTTGCTCTTGTGCTTGACGATCCAATGCCGTACTTTGAGTTTGTAGATCATCTAGCTGTTTATGCAAATCTCTAAGTTCAGTTTGTTTAGCATCTAGCTTAGGCTGAACTGTGCCGAACGGCATATCAGGATTAAATGCTCGTCTGCTTTTTTCTATACTACCATTTGGAACAGTAGAGTTGACAATATTATCACGAGTCAGCATTGTAATGCCTTTGCCTGCTTGAGTAAGCAAAGGATCTTTTTCAGTTCCTACATACTTCATGATGTAGTTCTTAAATGGGCCTTGCAATGCTTTTACAGCAGTATCGTAATTGTCTTTAAACTGATCAAGTGTTGGCAAACCATTCTTAGTGGCATATTCATTTAAATGCTCAGCTCGTTTTTGCTCACTCTCGTCATGCGGATACTTTAAGTCAAATGCATGACGAGCATCGAATTGGCTTAAACCAGGAAACTCTTGCTGTATTTTTTGATTTCTAAAATCGATAAATTGACTATCATGCGGAGTATCTTCAAGTATCTTACTTTGATACAAATCATTAAGCTCATAAGTTGTAGGTGTTGAGCTATAAGGCATGATATCGCGAATAACGCTATCAATACCGCCTTTCCCTAACGGAACTTTATTTGTAGTTGCCGAAACGACGGGTGATCCCTCAGGTCTTACAGCATACAAACTTGTCGTAGGTTGCAAAGCACCAGGAACACCTGGAACAGGCGGTAAGCCTTGCATCTTGCGCTTAGTCATAATATCGCCAATTGTGTCCGCAGTCTTTTGTGCCTTAACACCTAATGTATCTTCGCCAAGTATGTTTTGTCTTTTAACGCCTGATTGTGCATTCCTAAAGTCTTGTGGTAAGTCTTTAAGCTCTTGACCGACAATTTGCGCTTTACCGATTGTGGCTCTTACGTCACTTGGCGATACAAGTGGTCTACGTTCTTCAAGCCCAGTTATATTGCCAATTACGCCGCCTCTTGGGCTCATAGGCATCATAGGAACGTCTTCCAGCATTGTGCCAAGATTACTTTCAAACTGTTGGCCAAGTGGGGTTTGTGGCGGCTTAGCATGCATTTTGCTAAAATCCGTCGCCAATTGAGTTGCTGTATCGAGTCCTGTTGTGCTTACTTTGCCTGTGTTAACATAGTTGCCAATGTCACTAGCAATCTCAGGAGCTGATCTAACAAGCCCTTGAGCAGCGCCTAATGCGCCAATTGCCGGATTTACAACAGTCGTTCTTGCTAAGTCTTGCATGGACTTAACAAGCATTAGTGGATTGTAGTTTGCGGCTACATTTTTAATTGTGCTTATAGCTGAATCTAATGGTGAAGCCGCTGGTTGTGGAGTCGATAATCCGCCAGCCAAAGGTGGCACTGATTGAGTACTATTGTCATCCCATTCATTAAGCGGCATATGGGTTCACCCTTCTAGGCTTGGTATCATCCACATAAAGATCTGGGTCATTATACAAATAATCCAAGACAAGGAAACCACTGTCTCGCAAATATCGTAAAGCTTGGCTGGTTGAGTCTACAAGGTCGTCATGTCGGACTTCAGGGAAAGCACAAAGCTGATTGATCAACGGTTCGGCCCAGTCACGAGCCATGCCTTCACGCGACATAGACTCAGGAATATACACCAAGCCTTTTTGAATCAGAGGCGCCACGATATTCAGTCGCTGTGTTTTGTCTGCATTCCCTGGGTTATAAGCACGGACTGGCAATCCGGCTCTTTGTAGGTCTTGAATCAGTGAAATACCTGCTGACTTGTCCTCAATCAGAACTAAGTCAACCTTCTTGCCTTGTCCGAATTCGTCATTGTCACCGTAAATCGTACCGAACTCTTCAAGCACACGAGGCCGAAGGTCTGGGTATTTCATGTGCTCGTCCCATGCATCGATTAGCATAACAGACATCGGCTTGTCGGTTGGTTTAAAGATCCCCCAAACTGTGCAAGCAGTCGGGTCATTGGCTGTCTTATCAGATGTAGCACAGTCGTAGCTTTGTATGACGTACTGAAACTGAGGCAACGGCTTTTCGGCCGGCCAAAGTCTTAGCCATTGACGTTTAACGATGCCTGATTCTTCTGGGTCGATAATCTCAGCATGAATCTCTTGTCGGCCAAGCGTTGTGCCTTCATACTGTAAGATCTGCTGTTGGAACGATGGAGCTAAGTTCTTTAAGTTGTCATACGTTGATGCTGTTGTGTAGCATACGTCTTCACCGTCACGATTTGCTAAGTCAACAATCAAAGGCTTTGGCTTTGGTGTTGTTGTACAGATGAGACGAGGCTGCTTACCGAGACGCATGCCGAATTGCAGCATGTTCCATGATTCGTCAAGGTAATGCCAAGCTGCAAGCTCATCAAGCCACCCGCCATGAAACTGCGGACCGCGAAAGCGCTCAGGCTCTGATGCAGGAATGCCTTTGATGATTGAGCCGTTCTTTAAGTTAATCTCATGCAGAGATTTATAGTAAAAGTCGATAAGCTCAGTCGGCATAACGTTTAGCAGCCCTGAATCGCCCTCAAAGCACACATCACGAACGTCACCGCTCGTTGGAGCCGAAACTAGCCATCTTGTCTTTGGTTGTGTCCAAGCTGCCCACCAAGTCCACTCAGCCGCGCACCGAGTTTTGCCAGCACCACGACCTGCTAAAAGTAACCAGATACTCCACCAATCGCCCTTAGGCGGTATTTGATGATCACTAGCTATAGCAAGCCATTTGTTTCGTGCTTTCAGCGCTGCTTTCCATTCCGGGGACGCTGTACTTAGATTAGGTCCGGTTTTTAGACGTTGATCAACGTGCTTAGCTATTTTCTCGATTGTCGTTGTCATCTTGTCTTATGCTAAGAATTTCGTTCATTAATTCCTCAGCAAAATCATGTACAACATCGACCTGAATAGCCCCGTTGTTTTTGCCTGTAACTTCAAGCTTATTGTTTTCGCGATATTTATGTGGAAAACGAGCTGCCATCGACCGCGACCACAGCGCTGTGTTGATTCTGTTCCCGCCCGGTCTCTCGATCATATGATCTAAAGCAAGTTTTTCAAAGAAAAGCATCTCTTCTTTTTTAGCTTCTTCTAAGGCCGTGAAAAAATCTGGATTCGCTTCAGCCCAATTGCCTAAAGTTTGCCATGTAATGCCAAGCTCAGATGAAATAGCTTCTCGGCTATAACCTTTTTTGCCTAAGTCAATAGCAATTTGGCAAAACGACGGATCATACTTAGATGGCCGTCCAACTGGTTTTTTGGGTATAGGTTGTGTGCTCATGTGTAAGATTGTACATCAAACTTGAGAAAAGTGTGGAAAAACGGCAATAGTTGTAAGAGAGAAACTTTAGTATTATACGGTAAACTAAAGTAATAATAGTTACATCTAAAGTTACATCTAACCAGAAAACTATATACGACGACGTATATATCTATATATAAATAATATTTAAATATATATGTAATTATTGTAACTATGTATTTATCGTTTAAAATCAACAACTTGGCTAGCATTTTGATGTAACTTTGATGTAACTTTAGATGTAACTTTTAATACTATAGTTCTATTTCTCTCTTGATCGCAGCATCTGTATTTTCTGACAATTTTGACAGATCTCCGTGTTTTTGAAAGTTACATAATTTAGCCTTTGAAGATGTAACTTTGAAAATGGTAAATCTATGTGATTTTCCATTTAATCTTATGACTTTATTGGCTTCGACTTCACCATGGCTTAACAAAGCTTTACGAATATATTGAGCTTTTGCTCTAACTTCATGGCCCCAACGTTCGCATAGTACCTCCAAATGCGATGGTGTAAATGCTGCTATTCCATCAAGATTCTCAACTACCCAGTCGGCAAGTTCACTTGCAAAGGCTTCGATCGGACTCTTACTGGCTTGTATAGCAACTTGTTTGTACTTAGTTTCTGGTGCTGGTTTGGCAGGATCAAAGTTACTGATGTCTCGGTTGTAGTACCAATTTAGCACAATCCCAAAGCCATTTTGCTGTCTTGCCCATTGCATCAGCTTTACAACTTTAGGGTGTGTCTCGGCATTGGTTAAAGTTTCAGGCTTAAAGATGGCTTCACGTCTTGCATTGTCACCCATTCTTGTGATGTAAGGCTTATTTGACGTAAAGATAAAGTTCATAAAATTCTCAATATTGTATTGAGCGCCATACTTGTTATTGATGGCAATTTCTTTGCCTGTGATCATGCTCTTTAACTGTGCTGAGTGATCCTCACGATCCGATGATGGCTCATTGATCACAATCAGAATCTTATTTTTAAAGATGCCATTGAAATTACCAAATAGCTCATCCGGTCCGATAATGATGGCTGGACCGTTTTCACCGAGACCTAGCATTTCGGCTATAAATTCAGCAACGGCTGACTTACCAATACCCTCAACATTACTCACAAACTGTGGGGTTGTGTTATTTCTTTTGTGCGGAAACTGGACTATGTTAGCAACCCAGTCATGCCAATAATCAGCAAAAGACGGTTCATCTCTAAAAAAGTACTTACAAAATTCCAAATACTCAGTTGGATCGCCCTCAATCGGATCATGAAGCCAATTTCCTAAATAGTTATAACAGCCGTCTGGTGTGATCTTTAAACCTTGGTATTGCGGAAAAACACCAACTTTCCTGATATCGCATCTTTTGCGCCACTTTTTATACTCTTCCATCAACACATATTCACGTGTCACTACTTTTGGCGGTTGATTAGGTCTGGTCTGTACTTGTGTAGACTGCAAAAAGATATGCTGAGCACTATCTATCTTTGCCTTTTGGAAGCTCATGATATGGCCATCATCGATACGAATCACATCGCCATTGTACAGCGCATACTTAGTGCTAAACTCATGAAGCCTAACATCCAAGCTGTCAACACCATTCATCACAACTGACGTACTGGCTACCACATCGGACAAAGCCTTACCATCATTTAGATGATCATCAATTGCATACTTACTGCCTTTACCTGGGCCAAAGCGGCCGACGCGGCACAAATGCACTTCAGCACCAAGTCCACGTAGCACAATGGCTAGCTTAGTCTCGGCCAAAGCTACCTGCTCATTTGGCTCACCATCATCCTTGGCACCATCATAGTCAAAAATGATATGCACTTTTCTATGTGTAACATTGAAATTAGTTTTCTTTTGCCATTGTATTTGCATCAAGTCTTTGTGCAATTGCAAGCCACGTTTATCGGTCCAACTAGTCACTCCAGCCAAGCCAACACATGCATAGTTCGAGCCCTCGGCTTTAACAGCCTTTGTGATTGCCCAAGCTTTGAATTCACCCTCTGTGATGATGATTGGTATATCAACATTTGAGATGACTTGCCGCCATTGTGTTGTTGGTGGAAAATAAATGTGACTGCCACTAGCCCTTGCTTGGCTGTATTTCATCTTAGTGCGTGGCACTAAAAGCCTGACACGTGTAAAACCGGTGTCATTGCCATCGATATCAAAGTACGGTATTTTGACCGCCCATTCATGAGTGTGCCCTAAAAGGGACTTGGTCTCATCCTTATCAAGAAAAGTTAAACCTAAAGTTTTAATGTCATTATCGTCGAATTTTCGTGCATTTAAGAAGTCATGATATAATTCTAATGGTTGTGTTGTATGAGACGAAAATCCCATTGACATGATCGTTTCCTTTGCAGTTGTCTTTAAAGGCCCTAGTTGTGAGCTAGGGCCTTTTTTTCTATTATATTTAGACGGTGATCAAAGATTCAGCCAATGTGATGGCTTTTTCCTTAGTGCTAATTCCGTCCCCAAATAAAGCTCTGTCCATCCTAACATCGGCTGTACGGCCGCGGTGGTGGTCAATGTACTCGGTAACAGAGTTAATCAAGC